AGTGGCTCAGAAAAAGCTTCAAAAAGATAGTGCCTATCAGCATCTTGATACAAATAATGATGATACGCTCTGCGATGATGAAATTTCCATGGCTTTGGAGTTTAAACGCAGAGAGTTAGAAGATGCTGATGCACGTCGTGACAGTATGCGGTATATGACATGGTTTGCTTTATTTGGCACATTGAATTATCCCGCCGCTATACTAATCACTTCAATGCTTGGTTATGAAAATGCAGCAACAATGATTACAGATATTGCGCCTACTTATTTTGTTGCGAACAGCGCACTCGTTGCGGCTTATTTCGGAGCAAATGCTTACGCAGATAAAAAGTCTAAAGAATGATTCATGCGTTTTTATTGGTAGTTATATTAGGCGGCAAAGTGCAAAGTCAAGATATGTATTTTAGATCTGTTACAGATTGTAATTATTTTGCTTCCCAAATAACTAAAAGATACGGTAATTACGGAAGTTTAAGTGGTGTCCCTGCCAAGCACAGAGCAACAGCTTATTGTAAACCTGTTAAGGTAGCTGCAAATAAGGAGTTATATTAATGTTTCAGGCACTCATAGGTCCAATAGCAAACCTAGCTGGTAGCTGGATGGAATCTAAAGTTGAACAAACTAAAGCTAAAGGTGCAGTAGCGAAAGCTCGCGCTGAAGCAGAAGCACAAGTTATGGTTACAGCCGCGACGCATGAAGCTGGCTGGGAAAAAATAATGGCACAGTCTTCTGACAATAGTTGGAAGGATGAAGCATGGACAATACTGTTTATTATCATTATAGCAATGTGCTTTATTCCATTTACTCAGCCTTATGTTCAAGAAGGCTTTGCAGCATTGTCTAGTACACCTGAATGGTTTCAATGGGCAATGTATGCGAGTATTGGTGCATCCTTCGGTATTCGTGGATTAAAAGGGTTTAAAAAATGAATAAAGATAAATTACGCGAAGAAATCGCAGAAGATGAGGGTTGTAAATACGAAGTGTATTTAGACCATCTTGGTCTTCCGACTTGCGGTATAGGGCATCTTATTAAGGAAAATGACGAAGAACAGGGCAAAGCTGTTGGCACGGTTGTAGAACAAGAACGAGTAAAACAACTGTTTTCACTAGATATGGCTGTCACTGTTGATGAGTGCAAAGTATTGTACCCAGATTTTGATGAGTTACCTGAAGAATGCCAGCACATTATTGCAAATATGATGTTCAATATGGGCAGACCAAGACTCAGCAAATTTAAAGGAATGAAAGCTGGGGTGGATGCCCGTGATTGGAATAAAGCCGCAGATGAAATGGTTGATTCACGCTGGTATAAACAAGTTACTAATAGGGCTAGGCGGTTGGTAGATCGTATGAGGGAATTGTCTGATGTCGAATGACCTTTACATCTATGAAAATATGCTTAAGATGATACGCGAACGGTCAAATTCAGTGCGAGAGACTATTTGTCATGGTCCTGTGCCTGATTTTACTGCCTTCAAGGAACTCCGAGCTAAACTCGGGGAGCTTGCTCAAACTGAACAGGATCTTAAAGACCTGCTAAACAAGGTGTCAAAAATAGATGAGTAAAACACTTATAGTACCTGACTACATTGCAAAAAAGAGGGCAGAAGATAAAGCCCAGAACCCTAAAAAAGAAGGTGAACTAGAAAAAGCCTACGTTAAAAGCGAAGACCTTGTTCTAGACCCTGCAAAACTTTCTGAAAAAGCTATTGATAGATTGCCTCAACCTACAGGGTGGAGGATTTTGTTGTTGCCTTTTCAGGGTAAAAAACAAACAAAAGGAGGTATCCTCCTTGCTGATGAAACAGTTCAACGCGAAGCTGTAGGAACTGTTTGTGGATATGTTTTGCGAGTAGGTCCTTTAGCCTACCAAGATAATAATAAGTTTGGAGATGATGCAGAGCCTTGGTGTAAACAAGGTGATTGGGTTATTTTTGGACGATACGCGGGTAGCCGTTTTAAAATCGAAGGTGGGGAAGTTCGCCTCCTCAATGATGATGAAGTATTAGCTCGTATTGCTAGCCCAGAAGATATCCTACACATTTAACTCATGGAGTAATTCATGCCTAAAGAAGCACAAAAAGAACTGTTTGAAGAAACAGAAGAGCTAGAAGTAGAGGTAGAAAATGAAACCGAAGCAGATAGCCAAGAACCCGCTGTAGAAGAACCTACAGCTCAAGAATCTTCTAGCGATGAGCTTGATAGTTATAGCGATGGTGTTCAAAAACGTATTAGTAAGCTGACTGCTAAAATGCGAGAAGCTGAAAGACGTGAAAAAGCCGCTTTGGAATATGCACAGTCTGTTCAAAAACAGTTGGAAGAGTCTTCTCAACGCACTAAAGGGTTAGATGAATCTTTTGTAAATGAATTTGAAACAAGGGTTACTTACCAAGAAGAATCTCTACAGAATAAATTGCGGGATGCTATTGACAGAGGTGATGTTGATGGTCAAGTAGAAGCTCAAAAAAATATGGCTAAATTAGCCCATGAAACAGAACGCCTAGCGTATGTTAAAAGACAACGTGAGCAAGCCGCTGTAGCTCCCCAACCACAAGCAGTACAGCAACCTCAAGTCCCACAACCTACACCAGACCCTAAAGCCCAGCAATGGGCAGATAAAAATGAGTGGTTTGGCACAGATGAACCAATGACGTTGACTGCGTTTAGTATTCATAAAAAATTGGTAGAAGAAGAAGGGTTTGATCCCCAAAGTGATGAGTACTACCAAGAGCTTGATGACCGCATTCAAAAAGATTTCCCGCATAAATTTGGCGGTAAAACAGCGCGGAGTTCTGGTCCAGCAGTAGCAGGGGCTAACAGAGGAGCTCAACGTTCTAATAAAAAATCTGTAAAGTTAAGCGAATCTCAAGTTGCAATAGCTCGCAAACTTGGTATAACTAATGAACAGTATGCGAAGCAACTCCTTCGTATGCAGAATTCGTGAGGAAGGTATTATGACCGATAGAAGCCCACGCACTTCCCAAACAAGGGAAACAACAAGCCGCGCTAAACCGTGGCGACCTCCGTCTCAGTTAGACGCCCCAAATCCTCCAGAAGGATTTGTTCATCGTTGGATCCGTGAATCAGTCATGGGCTACGATGATAAGAAAAACCTATCTGCTCGCCTACGCGAAGGCTTTGAATTAGTTCGCGCTGATGAGTACCCAGATTTTGAAGCACCTACAGTTCAGGATGGTAAACATGCTGGTGTGATTGGTGTAGGCGGTCTGGTGCTTGCAAGGTTCCCACTAGAAATAAAACAACAGCGCACGGACTACTATAGTCAGCAAACAGCTGATCAAATGAACGCTGTAGATAATGATCTTATGAGGGAACAACATCCATCCATGCCTATTAGTAAACCTGATAGGCAATCTCGTGTAACCTTCGGTTCCAATAGTGGTTCCGAGTAATTTTTTAGGAGACTAAAATCATGGCAAACATTGATTCGCCTTTTGGTTTGCGTCCTCATAACAAATTAGGGTCAGCACCGAACAGCAATGGGATGACACCTTACAAAGTACAAATCAACGGTGTAGCAGGATCTTCATCAGCCATCTATCAAGGTGATATGGTGATTCCTCTTACTAACGGTCTTGTAGACGTAAGTGCGGCAGACGGTGGTTCAGTGGCGATTCTAGGAGTTATGGCAGGGTGCGAATATATCGCTCTTGACGGTACACCTACTTTCTCTAACCATTATCCGGGAACTTCAACTTTGAAGTCTGGTACAGAAGCAACTGTATTTGTATACGATGATCCTACTCAAGTATACGAAGTACAATGTGATGCTACTTTGACTAACCTAGCTACGGCAACAGCTTTGATTCATTCAAATGCTGAAGGCGCAGGGTTTGGTTCAGAAACGGCTAATGGAATTTCAAGTGGAGAGCTTTCTGTAGCTTCTGCTGGTGCAACTACAGCTACGGATAATTTCCGTATCATCGGCTTTAAAGATGTCGCTGATATTGATTATGCCGCCGCTGGTGTTGTTGCTCTAGTTAAGCTGAATCTTCCATTCCACCTCGCAACAACTGGTCTATAGGGAGTAATTAGATATGGCTATTGCAAGATCCCAACTCCTTAAAGAACTCGAGCCAGGACTTAATGCCCTGTTCGGATTGGAGTATGATCGGTATGACAATGAGCATGCCGAAATCTACGAAACTGAATCTTCAGACCGTGCGTTTGAAGAAGAGGTTATGTTGTCAGGATTCGGAGCCGCACCTGTAAAGGGTGAGGGTCAGGCAGTTTCATTTGATACTGCAAACGAATCATTTACCGCTCGTTATACACACGAAACAATCGCTCTAGCGTTTGCGATTACTGAAGAGGCTGTAGAGGATAACCTTTATGACCGCTTGAGTTCTCGCTACACTCGTGCATTGGCTCGTTCTATGGCGAACACCAAGCAAGTTAAAGCGGCGGCTGTTCTAAACAATGCGTTTAACAGTGCTGTAACTCTTGGTGATGGTAAAGAGCTCTGTGCAACTGACCACCCGACTAATGGTGGTGGTAATTTGCGTAACGAACTCAGCACAGCGGCAGACCTTAACGAAACATCTTTGGAGCAGTCGCTAATTGATATCGCGGCCTTTATCGATGAGCGTGGTTTGAAAATTGCTCTACAGGGTCGTAAGTTGATTATCCCACCAGCACTTCAGTTTGTAGCTGAGCGTTTGATGGCTTCTAATCTTCGTCCTGGAACAGCAGATAACGACGTTAATGCAATGCGTAATATGGGTATGCTACCTGACGGTTATGTGGTCAACCACTTCCTAACCGATACAGATGCGTTCTTCATTAAAACAGATGCACCTAACGGCTTTAAGCACTTTGAACGTGCGGCTATCAAAACTTCTATGGAAGGTGATTTTGATACAGGTAACGTCCGCTATAAAGCTCGTGAGCGTTATAGCTTTGGTGTTTCAGACCCGCGTTGTGTATTCGGTTCTCCTGGAGCCTAATACAACAGATAATGAAAAGGGCGGCTTGCGAGCCGCCCTTTTTTCGTTTATAGTTTCTGCAAGTCCTGACAACCACATTGGGTGGTTGACATTAGCCAAGACAGGAGAATGAAATGGCTGTAACTACTTTTAACGGAGCGGTACGCTCTGAAAACGGTTTTAAAGTTATTAATAAAAATGCGACAACAGGGGCAATTACTGAAACCTCATCTGTTGCTTCCACTGGTATTTTCACTAATAAATACATCAAGCATGTTGGTTACGCTTCTGGTGTGACCGTGAATACAACAGCAGGTGATAGCCCGACTATTGGTGAGTTCACACAACCAGCAAACACAATCATCACCGACATTAAAATCTTTTGTGATGTGGCTCCTGTTATTGGAACAGGCGATATCGGTTACGAAGTTGGTACTTCTTCTTCTGGCGTACAAATTGTTGCGGCAATCACTGATGAAATCCTTGATGGCGGCACAACCGTTGTTGTTCACAACGTAACTACGACTACTTTGGTTGTTCAAACGCAGAACGCGGCTACCGCTCCAGCTTCTGTGCAGTACACAGATACTGAAAGAACTATTTTCTGTAACATCACAAACACTGTGAACGCAACAACAGCAGGATCGTTCACCTTTATCATTGAGTATGTTCAAATTGCTTAGTGTGCAATAGAGAGGGGTTAGCCCCTCTCTTTTTAAAAGGAGAATAATATGGCTGGCTCAGATGTAAAAGCTATTACACGAACTGCAACAGGTGCGTTTTTTGCTGGTCCTGCTAGGATCAGAGGTGTGTATATAAAAACCAATGCTTCAGGAAACCCCGCTTTTATTATAAAAGATGGTGCTTCTGGTGCAACTGTTTTAGATATCACTTCAACAACAGGGCAAACAGATTCAATCTATGTTCCTGATGAAGGTATTAGATGTTCTAGTAGTCCAACGCTTACTACCCTAACGGCAGTTGATTCAATTACGGTATTTTTGTCGTAATGCCTAGCGCGAAGGATGTAAAAAGAACTCCTTCTGGTAAATTAAATTACCGAGGAGAAACTTTCCCTGGATTTAATAAACCAAAGCGCACCCCTAAAGGTCCTAAAAAGTCAGCAGTGTTGGCTAAAAAAGGTGACCAAGTAAAATTGGTGAGATTTGGAGATCCTAATATGAGTATTAAAAAAGATATTCCTGCGAGGCGCAAATCTTTTAGGGCTCGTCATAATTGTGCTAGTGCTAAAGATAAATTTAGTGCGCGGTACTGGTCATGTAAGGCGTGGTAAAATGAAAGCAGATGATGTTCTAAAGTTGTTAGAAAAACATGAGTCAGATTGCAGTGAGCGTTACGCCCAAATACAAAAACAACTTGATAAATTAGACATGAGGTTGTGGGGTATTGCTATTTTAATTATTGCGGCGGCGGCAGTTCCTAGGTTGTTTTAATGACTATAGCGAGAGGTAACATGGCAAAACAAACAGAAAAAGCACCTGCAAAAAAGAAAAAAGGTTTGTGGGACAATATAAATGCTCGTAAGAAAAAAGGCATTTCTAGATCTAAGAAAAAATCAACTATTTCTAAAGAAGCCTACGCTAATATGAAAGCGGGGTTCCCTAAAAAGAAAAAGAAAAAGTCCACGGCCTGATGAGTTATCTTACAAGTAACGTCCCCTACTTTAAATGTTGGGTGCGCCGAGAATATACATGCAACCATGAAAGACATCATGGTGAATTTTTACATGCAATGGTTATCGCGGTAACTACCATGCCAAATAGATGTTTGAGTTTCCAAGTTATTTTCACAGGATGTGAAGCAGATATGGAAAATGAACCAAATGTGCATGGCGGTGCGATGTGGGCAAGAATGCCTATAACTGCGTTAGTTGGCGACACACCTTTTGATGAATGGGCAGAGCCTATGCCAGTTCATGCGGCACAACCTTGGGATTGTATGTCTCACACTCACTCTGTTTATGTTTTAAATAGGGCTACTCCTTGCCCTTGGTTGGCTAAAATTGATGGTGAGTTTTTCCCCGCTAAATATTATTTTACGGTAGATTATACAGACAGCGAGATAGCAGACGACCCAGCTCAGCACAAACAAAGCCATGTGCTAGAACTTTTAGATGCGGGTGAATGGACAGGTAACATAGTGGCTTTGCCTAATAATCGTGTAAGAGTCACGCATCCAGCTTGGTTTGAAACAGGGAAAGGCGCACCTGATTTTAAGCCTTCTCAACACACACACTATTCAAAATCTGATTTAGACTATACAATGGATGTGAATCAGATATTCGATAATCTTTATGCTGAAGAGGAACAAGAAAATGGCGATGAAGAAAAAGAATTACGCTAAAGGCGGTCGCGCGATGAAGTCTAAAGGCGGTGCTATGGGCGGTAAACGTAAGATGATGTCTAAAGGTGGTGCTATGGGCGGTAAACGTAAGATGATGTCCAAAGGTGGCGCGGCTGGTGGCAAAATAGTTAGAGGTCCTAACTCATAGGAGAGTTAAATGGCTGTTTCAGGTTCCAACGATTTTGAGTTAGATGTAGCTGATTATGTTGAAGAGGCTTTTGAGCGTTGTGGCTTAGAGGTTAGGACAGGCTACGACCTTAGAACAGCCACCCGCTCTTTAAACCTTATGTTAGCAGATTGGGCGAACAGGGGTTTAAACCGTTGGACTATGGCACAAACTTCTACCAGTTTAACTTCTGGAACTGCTGATTACACGCTTGGAGCAGATACTATCGATATTTTGAGCGCAGTAATACGCACAGGAACAGGAACTAATCAATCTGATATATCTCTTAGTCGATTAAGCCGTGATGGGTACATTAGTATAACTAATAAAAACACAACAGGTAGACCTACCCAGTTTTATGTAGATAGACAAATTAACCCAATAGTAAAACTGTGGCCTACTCCTGATAGTGCGGATACATACACATTAGTTTATGATAGATTAGTTCGTATGGATGATGCAGACAGTGCGGTGAATACGTTGGATGTTCCTTTTAGGTTTTACCCATGTTTAGCCGCAGGGTTAGCTTACTATTTAGCTTTGAAAAAAGCTCCTGAGCGGATACAAGTTCTTAAAGCTGTTTATGAAGAAGAGTTTGAAAGAGCGGCGGCAGAAGACCGTGATCGCGCTACTTTAAGTTTAACACCTAGCAGGGATTACTACACCTTTATCACATGAAATATGCAATCGGTAAAAAATCACTTGCGATATGCGATAGGTGCGGTCAGCGTTATCGTTACTTAGAATTACGCAAAGAATGGACAGGTTTGAAAACTTGTCGTGATTGTTTCGAACCGAAGCACCCCCAGCTAGACCCAACTCCTCCTCCTTTTGAGCCGCAAGGCTTGCATGAGCCTAGGATAGACGTTAGAGAAGATAACAATCCTTTTGTCGTTTATACAAATGTTGGTTTAGGATTAATTGGAACACAATTAGAAAGTTTCGAGTTGACCGCTAGTGTCGGTACAGTTACGGTGGTTATATCATGAGTTTTACTTATACAGAATTAAAAAAAGCTATAAAAGATTACACAGAAAACACAGAAGTTTCTTTTGTGTCTCATTTATCTGATTTTGTAAAAGCAACAGAACAACGTATTTTTACGACAGTAGATTTAGAAGTATTCCGCAAAAATGCTACAGGTGTGTTATCTTCTGGCAATCAATTTTTAGGTATGCCAACAGATTTTTTAGCGGCTTTTAGTGTCAGTATTACAAATAGCTCTACTAAAGAATTCTTGTTGCAAAAAGATGTTAATTATTTGCAAGAAGCGTACCCTGATTCTTCTGTTACAGGTGTTCCTAAATATTACGCAGTTTATGATTACCAAAATTTTATTTTAGCCCCTACCCCAAATGCCGCATTTAGTTCAGAACTCCATTATTATTACAGGCCAACTAGCCTTACCGAAAGTAAGTTTGAGTTGACAGTAAGCAGTGTGAGTGGTACTTTCCAAGCTAATGAAACAATCACAGGTGGCACGAGTGGGGCAACAACTACTATATCTTCTATAACTAGCGCGACTGTTTTAGATATTATTATACCAAGTACTGATTTTACTGTGGGTGAAACAGTGACTGGTAGTACAAGTGGTGCAACAGGAACAGTAGTTTCTACCAGTGATGATACTACTCTTACTTATTTAAGTGAAAATGCTCCTAATACGATGCTGTATGGCTGTTTAGTAGAAGCGTACACCTTTATGAAAGGTGAGAAAGATATGATGGATCTGTATAATGGTCGTTTTATAGAATCATTAGGCAGGGTTAAAGATTTAGCAGAAGCTCGTGAAAATGCTGATGCGTATAGACAAGGATTACCTAGTCGGGCAAGAACATGAAAATAGCTATAGTTGGTCTTGGTGGAAGCTTTTCAGATTATGCTTCTGCTAGAATAGCGTCTCAAGAATTTGACGAAATATGGGGTATAAATTGTATAGGTGGGATCATACACGTTGATAAGACGTTTATGATGGATCCTGTTTCTAGATTTTTAGATACTGAAAATGCGGGAACCCAAACAGGGATAGCTAGGAAATTTTTAAAAGAAAATAAAAAACCTATTATAACTTGCCAGTTAGATAAACGAATTAAACAGTTAGAGCTGTATCCTTTAAAGGAAGTAGCAACAGAATTAAAATTTTGTTATTTCAACAATACTGTAGCGTATGCAGTTGCTTATGCAATTTGGTCAAAAGTTAAAACGATATGTCTATACGGTATTGACTTTACTTACAAAAATGTAAATATGGCTGAATCGGGCAGGGCATGTGTTGAGTTTTGGTGTGCTATTGCTGTATCAAAAGGTATAAAAATAGAAATAGCTAGTAAATCTGGTTTGCTAGATACTAATGTTCCAGACAACGAAAAATTGTACGGCTATCATAGACTTGATGACCCTTTAGTACAAACAGTGCAAGAAGGTGGCCTTTTGATAGCTAAACAATCTGAGTTTGCGCCTCCGGAGCCTATAGAAAGTGACCCTGTTATTTTTGGGAGGCATGATAATGTTTGAATCAATTTCTACCATAGGCGCAGTTAATATAATCACCTCGGATGAAGGTGGTTTATCTAATGACCAAATCGCTGATATGTTAGCTAATAAGCTACTTTATGTTTCTAGTGACGCTCCAGAACCTATTCGTTTACAAGCTGAAGCATTTAAAGATAGAGTTAGGTATCTAGCACAATATTATATAGAGTTGGCGAGGAAAGAAGAACGTGCTAGTATTTGCGCCAAGGTTCGTGAAGCTGGTCAATTGGAACTAGCTAAAGCTATAGGGAGACTCTAATGGCTATTGCACAGGCAATGTGTACTTCATTCAAAACAGAGCTTTTGACAGGTACGCATAATTTTGCGACAAATGGTAATGCTTTTAAACTGGCATTGTATGCAGAAGGTAGTGGGGGTAAATCAAACACCACAGCTACACTAGGCGCGACGACAACAGCTTTTACCACTACAGGAGAAGTCGCTTCAAGTGGCACATATGCCACAGGTGGGGGAACTCTTACAAAAGTAGCTCCTTCAGCGGCGGGTACTACGGCGATTACTGATTTTGCTGATTTGAGTTTTACTACTGCCACTATTACGGCAATGGGTGCTTTAATTTATAATGATACAAATGGTGATAAAGCTGTAGCAGTGTTAGATTTTACCTCTAACAAAACCTCTACTTCTGGGACTTTTACCATTCAGTTTCCCACAGCAGATGCGAGTAATGCCATTATCCGTATAGCGTAATGGAGTAGTATTGTGGCTAATATCACGGGTTGGGGCAGAGGAACTTGGAATCAAGGGGCTTGGAACCAAGCAATACCCGTCGTTGTCACAGGGGTAGCTGGCACTACAGCTTTAGGCTCTGAATCTGTTGTAGCATCTGCATTAATAACGGTAACAGGCGTTGCCGCTACTTCTGCTTTAGGCTCTGAAACAGTCATCGGTTCTGCCTTAGTCACTCCAACAGGGGTAGCGGCAACAAGCGCGGTTGGCTCAGTAGCTGTTACAGGTACATCTTTACTCGTGCCAACAGGGGTAGTTGGCACTAGCGCACTCGGTGAAGAAACAACAAATTGTTCTGCAAATGTCGTTGGTGTTGGCGCGGTAGCTACGACAAGCCTTGGTGAAGAAGCAGTCACCGCTTCAGCTTTGGTGCTCGCCACAGGGGTAGCGGCGACAAGCGCGGTTGGTTCTTTAACAGTTACAGGTACATCTTCTTTTGCTGTTACAGGAGTAGCGTCTACAGGCGCGGTTGGCTCAGTAAATGCTGTGCCTTCTATAGAAGTTGATGTTTCAGGGGTTGCAGGAACAGGAAATGTTGGTATAGTTCAAGTATACTCAGCTATCGTTCCTAACCAGAACCCAAATTGGACAACGGTTACGGTAACGACAACTGCTTGGTCGGAGGAAACTCCTTCTCAAACTCCAAATTGGTTAGAGATAGCGGCATAGGGGCAGTAAATGGCTAGTTCATTCAGTACAAACATAGGTATAGAAAAACCAGCTTCTGGTGAACTCTCAGGTACTTGGGGTGATGTAACCAATTTTAATTTTGATATTTTTGACCGAATAACAGGTGCTTCTGATTTAACTGCTTCGGATTTAACTACAGATTTAACGATACGAGCCGCTTCTCCTACTTCTGGGCAAAGTAATGTTCAAACAGGAATGTTTTCTGTTATTAATCTTAAAGATAGCGGTTCTGATTTAGGCGGCACAAACGTCGTAACTATTGCGCCAAATACATCTAGTAAGTTTTTTA